CAATCTGTGCCATACTGGTTTATACCAAGAGGTATTCTCGAAAGAATATGAACATCTTTGTTACAGACCCTGATCCAAGGGTTGCTGCAAAATCATTACCTGACAAACATATTGTCAAGATGCCACTAGAGACCTGTCAGATGGCCTCTGTCATCTACTCTAAGTTCCACTGGGACTGGGAACCTATCCACAAGAAGGATGGAGAACCCTACAGAACCACTGGTGGATTTAAACACCACCCCTGCACAGTGTGGGCAGCAAAGTCCTATCAGAACTTTGCTTGGATGTTATCTCATGGGTTTGAGTTGTGTTGGGAGTATGAGAAACGGTATGGAAAGAAACATACCTGTGAGAAAACTCTCAACGAGGCAATGACTATCTTCCACAATCACTCTCAGATGATGCCACCTGATGAAAGATGGCATATCAATGATTATATGAATGTGAAAGAGTTTGTGTTTGCAGGTCCTGATGAGTTCAAGTATGATAAGAGTATAGATATCTTCACAGCCTATCAAAGATATATTGCATCTAAACCTTGGGCTCCAAATAATTATCTTCGTATACCTGAGAGGAAACCTGAATGGATCGGTTGATCACAAGAATTGATGAGTTGGCAAAGGTAGGTGTCACTGATAATGGTGTTTGTCGTAGGTCTGGTTCTGGTGAAGATCAAATAGCCAGAGCTAACTGTATCTCCTATATGATGCAGGCAGGTATGACTGTCAGAAAAGATAATTACAATAACATTATCGGTAGATTGGAAGGTGAAGGACCACCTATCGTAACAGGGTCTCACATTGATACAGTAGAAACTGCTGGTAAGTATGATGGTGTCTTGGGAGTTCTGGCTGGTATTGAGGCAGCAGACCAACTCAAAGGTAAAATCAAAAGTCCTCTTGAAGTAGTCATCTTCAATGATGAAGAGATTACTATGGATGGATCAATTGGATACTGTTCTTCTCAACCTGATATCAAAGCATTCCTTGAACTTCATGTTGAACAGGGACCAGTCCTAGATTTTCAACAGAAAGATATTGGTGTTGTGTCGGGTATCGTAGGACAACGTAGGTGTAGGTTCTCTGTTCATGGTCAAGAGAACCATGCAGGTACCACCCCCATGAATATGAGGGATGATGCACTTGTAAAGTGTGCCAAGATTGTATATTATATTAACAAGAGGGCATTAGAACATGATGGTTTGGTGGCTACTGTGGGGGTGCTTGATGTCCACCCCAACTCTTTTAGTGTGGTACCTGGTAGGGTAGATTTCACAATGCAGGTAAGGGATCTTGATGCATACACCATGGATAAGTATGTTGAGGAAGTATCCCGTAAGTTTGATTTGAGGGTTGAGATTACCCATAGATCAGAACCTACCCTGTGTGATGAGGGTATCATGAATATCATCTCAGAATCCTGTGGTGATTTGGAGAAAGTAGTAATGCCATCCAGAGCATCACATGATGCCCAGAACTTCACTTGGTGTCCTATGGGTATGATTTTTGTACCATCCATTGGTGGTATTAGCCATTCACCATTAGAAAAAACATCTGACAAACATTGTTTAGATGGACTGAATGTATTAGTAGAAACAATAAGGAGAATTGATGTATCTTGATTATCATTATCTCACCCCTGAGAGGGTGACACTCGTACACTTACTTGAGGAGGCAGGAATTAAAGTTTATGCAGATGTTGGGGATTGCGATATTGGAGACTACGCTGGTTACACTATGTCTGAACCAGCTAATGATACTATTATGGTTGTTGTCTGTACAGATACTCTGAGGGAGGTTTTTCAGAATGAACCTACAATAAGACAACAGGTGAATGTGACACTTGACCATGAGGCATTACATGCAGCCCAGTTCTGTGCGATGGACGGTTACCCAGGTGCCATAGACCCCTCTAGAGATTCTGAGTCAGAGGCGTTATACTATGAAGGTAAACCACAGGCCGTTGGCCAAAAGATCATTGAGTTCTGTTTCTAAAATGATTGTAACCAAAGAAAATAAGGATCTTGTTAAGAAGATAATGAAGGATGAGGAATTGTTCTCTCTACTTTTGCTATCAATTATGGTAAGAACTGATATGGGTGATCATAAACTACTTGATAGTTTTAGAAAAATGGAAGAATTAGGAGTTCTGTAAAATGACTGACCAACCTTACACCATCGAAAAGAAGGACAACGGAATGTGGTGTTCTGTCCGAAATGATGGTAAGATATTGATACGAGCCTCCACCAAAGAGGCATGTGAGTCGAACACCCGACACTACTACAACATTTTTTGCACTTGATTATGAAAGCATTGAAAGTTGATGTGAAAACAACAGTTAGAATTCTTGTTGATGATGACGAAGATTATTGGTCAATCAAACACAATGCACTACAACAAGTGCATGATGACATTCACTGGCATTTAAAAGACAAATTTCTTATTGATTATGAGTGATTTTATTTGGGTCGAGAAGTATCGACCACAGACAATTGAAGATTGTATTTTACCAAGTAATGTTAAGAAGACATTCCAAGATTTCCTAGATAAAGGAGAAGTGCCAAACCTCCTCCTCTCAGGTCCTCCTGGTTGTGGTAAAACCACTGTAGCTAAAGCACTTTGTCATGAACTTGGAGTAGACGTATATGTCATCAACGGATCCGATGAGGGACGATTCCTGGATACTGTCAGAAACAATGCGAAGAACTTCGCTTCTACCGTTTCGTTATCGTCAACTGCAAAACACAAAGTCATCATCATTGATGAGGCAGATAACACAACACCAGACGTACAACTCTGCTTACGGGCTTTTACTGAGGAGTTTGTTAAAAACTGCAGGTTCATCTTCACCTGCAACTACAAAAACAAAATCATCCAACCCCTCCACTCCCGATGTGCAGTCGTGGACTTTTCAATCAAGTCCAAAGATCGACCAGCCCTTGCAGCAAACTTCTTCTCAAGGATCAAAGATATCCTGGATCAGGAGAGTGTTAAGTACGATCCGAAAGTCATTGTCGAACTCATCAACAAATACTTCCCAGACTGGCGACGGGTTCTAAACGAACTCCAACGTTATTCTGTTGGTGGAAAGATTGACTCAGGTATCCTGGTAGCATTCAGTGAGGTAAAGACAAATGACTTGGTTAAGCGTCTTAAGGAAAAGAACTTCTCGGAAGTCCGAAAGTGGGTTGTCAATAACCTGGACAATGATCCTGGCGTACTCATTAGGAGTGTGTACGATGCTTGTTATGATGCCCTGGAGAACAATAGTATTCCTGCTGCTGTGCTCGTTCTTGCTAAGTACCAGTACCAAATGGCATTCGTGGCTGACCAAGAAGTAAACTTGATGGCCATGATGACTGAACTGATGGTGGAGTGTGAATTCAAATGAAACTATTCCAATTTTCAGACACTGATGAGACTGCTGTACCTCTAGGTGAGGTACAATATGTGCGTAAGACCAGATGGATTAAAAGGGAATGTCATACGAAGTGTCCCTGCATTAATGTTGCAATTAAAGGAAGGCAGTATTCTCTAGAAGTCTGCTATGATGAGGGATGTTGGTACGATAGAGACAAAGACTACGAGAACCTCATCAAAGAACTGAATGGGGATGCTGATTGGGAGAGAGACCTTCCCAAAGTACGCGCTATGCTTGAAGCGGCTGGGTTCAAATGAAATTGACTCAGGAGGAAGAGATGCACATCATTGGCAGAAGAAAGGCTAAAGAGTTGTGGTCTCGTTTCCAACCTAAAAGAGTACCAATGGAATGGTATAAAACTAACAAACCTTTACGATCACCTTATGTTGAATACAAATGAAACTATTCAAATTATTTAATAATCCTTTCAAAGAAAGGACACTTTCCCCAGAAGCTATTGCCGAAAGGGATAGGTTGGCAGATGAGTTTCTTTCTATCTGGGTAGAGTCATTTAAGGTAACTACTGAAACTGAAATGAAGTTGTGTTTTAGGAGAACATGTGAGGTTTATGATAAGATAATGGAGATTGACCCAGAATATAGTCTCGATAGTATTGATTATTATTCTACAGGATACACAAAACCGTCTCGCTGCATCCATTCTCCAGTGGATCTCTACTCAAAACAAATAAAGAATTTTAGGAAGAAACATCATCAACAAAAACTTCATCAAGAAAAACGTCAAAAGAGTCTTGCTAGACTAAGGAGAGTTAGAAAGTCATGACAACAATTCCAACTTGGATTGGCATTCTTCTCCTCACACTTTACTGGGGATCTATGGCTGGTATGGTCATAAATGCCTATATGTACTATAATAATGAAACTATTGAGGTATTATCATGAGTATGAATGTGAAAGTGGTTCGTATGAACACTGGTGAAGATATTATCTTCAACCTCCTGGAAGAGAACGAGAAGTTCCTAAAGATTGAAAACGTGTTGGTGGCAGGTCCATCAGCAACTGGACAGATTGGTTTTGGTCCTTGGGCACCCCTGGTAAAGGATGGTGATCCTATTGAAATTAATGTAGACTATATCTGTTACATTGCAGAACCTCAGATTGAGGTGGCTGAGAACTATCAGAAGATCTTCTCTAAGATTGAAACCCCTAGTAAGAAACTGATCCTATGAAAAAACTGATTGTATTGTTGGCTCTCCCCTTCCTGCCTATGAGTGTGGAAGCAGGTAGTAGAACCTATCAACCTGGTTACTCTCAGGAACAAACCTGTTACGAGTATGTGTATCGTGAGGAATACATCCCTGGCACTGCTGCCAACCCTGGTAGGGTAGTATCTCGTAGGGAACGTGTTGAAGTTCCTTGTAGAAATCAAAACACTTACACCACTCCTACCTATGACACCCCGAACGTTGATGACAATAGTTGTGTTGAAGGTAGTATTCTTGGTGGTCTTCTTGGTGGCGGTCTGGGCGCCGCTCTTAGTCAGGGTGACGGGCGCTGGTGGGCAGTCCCCGTTGGGGTAGCAGGTGGTGCTATGGTAGGATGTCAAGTTGATGGAGGTTGATATTGGAACTCAAAGATTGGTTGAACTCACTTAATTTTACTAAAGACAATCTTATTGAGGAGGATCCCACTATCATCAGTGAGTATCCTCCTTTCATCGTTAATCGTTGTATGTCAGGACACATGGATTCAGTCCTGTTTGCCAATGAGATGAACAAGTATCACTCATTAGATAAGGATATGCAATATTCTTTTTATCTAAATATATTGAGAAAAAGGAAGAGATTCTCTCCTTGGATCAAAAAAGGTAAGGACTCAGATCTAGAGTATGTGAAACGTTATTATGGTTATAATAATGAGAAAGCAGCTCAAGCCTTGAAGATTTTATCTAATGAACAACTTGATTTTATCAAACAACGACTTGAAACTGGTGGCAAAAAATGACACAGACGACTGAACCTCAGGTCAATTGGTCGCAAGATCAAATGATCGAAGTGAAACTCAATGAGCCTGATGACTTCCTTAAGGTAAGAGAAACCCTGACCCGTATTGGTGTGGCTTCTAGGAAAGAGAAGAAGCTTTATCAATCCTGTCACATCCTTCACAAGCAAGGCAAGTATTACATCGTTCACTTCAAAGAGTTGTTTGCTCTTGATGGTAAGTATGCTAATATCACCATCAATGATGTTCAGCGTCGTAATCGTATCACCCGACTCCTGGTGGACTGGGGACTGATTGATGTGGTCAATGAGGAAGCTATCCTTGACATTGCACCACTCAACCAGATTAAGGTTCTTCCCTACAGAGACAAAGGAGAATGGACCCTGGAACAGAAATACAACATCGGTAAGAAGACCAGAGTAGAGGAAACCCCATCTAACTGACGGATTACCCCCTTCCCCTTTAAAGAAGATGTGTTATAATTAGTATGTGATCGCCGTAAGGGATCACTATTACACTCGCTTTTAAAGGAGAACTATGTCTTTACTTAACAAGTATAACACTGCAAACATTAATCAATTGTTTGAACGTATTCAACGTAATGCTATTGGTCTTGATAGTTACTTTGATAACGTTCTGAGTCAAGAAGTTTCAAACTATCCTCGTTACAATCTGGTATCTTTATCTGAGGATGAGTCACGTTTGGAAATCGCCCTAGCAGGTTTTGATCAGAAAGACGTATCTGTGTATACAGAACGTGGTCAACTGATTGTAGAAGGTCAAAAAGAAAAACCCGAAGGTGTCAATTATGTGCATCGAGGGATTGCAGCTAGAACCTTCACTAGAGCATGGACTATTGCTGATGACACTGAAGTAAAAGGTGTTCAATTTGTAAATGGTATGTTGTCAATTACTTTGACCCGTGTTGTCCCTGAAACCCATAAGAAAAAGTTTTTCTTGGGTTCTGAAAAGTTCTGATATATAATAGGACTATCGTCGCTGGTAGGGGTTCAATGGCAAAATCCATTGACACCCCTCTTTTTTTGCATTATAATAAGTAAAAAACTATGACTATCAAACTACTACTATTGAAGTCTGGGGAAGAAGTTGTCTCAGATGTCAAAGAAATGGTTGTTGAAGAGAAGGTAGTTGGATACATTCTCCACTACCCAGCTCGTGCTAGAATCATTAGTGATAATGGTTTTAGGGATGGGATGACAAATTCTCCACACAAACTTCAACTCATGCCATGGATGCCTATGAGTAAAGATAAGGTCATCCCCATTGTGTCTGACTGGGTTATCAGTATTACAGAACCCGTTGATCAACTAGTTCAAATGTATAAGAAAGGTATTGAAGATCATGAAATTGGAAAATCTACAAGTTCTGATTCTGATGAACGAGAAGGTGATTCTGACTCAGATTGAGGAGGTTGCAAGTGATTTGGGATCACCTGATTGCAAACTCACTGAACCATTTGAACTCATGGAAGACGGGACACTTGAACCCTGGCTGTTGAATGTTACAACACAAAACACTTTCATGATCCACTCCGATAAGATCTTGACTATTGTGGAACCCAATAGTAAGATGGTGAAGAAGTACAAGGAACTCGTAGAGGCAGAATGAGGTTTTACACAAACATCCAGATGGTTGGAAACAATTTTCTGGTTCGTGGTTACGAGAATGGTAAGTCTGTCATTTTCAAAGAGGAGTACTCTCCAACTCTATTTGTAAAATCTAAAAAACCATCTAAGTACAAGACCCTGGCAGGTGAGAACGTCGAACCTATTCAACCGGGTCTTGTACGAGACTGCAGAGAGTTCTATAAAAAGTATCAAGATGTAGAAGGTTTTGAAATTTCTGGGCTTGAACGATACATCTATCAATACATCTCTGACAAGTATCCCGAAGATGAAATCAAATTTGACCTTTCGAAGATTAAACTCTTCACAATGGACATTGAGGTTCAGGCAGAACATGGATTCCCTGATCCAGACTCTTGTTCAGAAGAGATGCTCACTATCTCGTTACAAGAGGCGTCTACAAAGAAAATTTTTACTTGGGGTAGGAAACCTTATACACCATCTCAAGACAATGTAACCTACTTCTATTATGAATATGAAGTAGACATGTTGAATGCATTCCTTGATTGGTGGAATCAAAACACTCCTGAGGTTATCACAGGGTGGAATTGTCGTTTATATGACATCCCATACCTATGTGGTCGTATTGACCGCATCATGGGTTCTAAAAAACTGAGACAATTATCACCTTGGACTCTGGTATCACATGAGGAAACATACATCAATGGTCGTAAGTTCAATGTCTATGACATTGCTGGTGTAACTACCCTTGATTACTTGGACCTTTATAAGAAGTTCACTTTCAAGAACCAAGAGAGTTATCGACTGGATTACATCGCTGAGGTAGAACTGGGTCAGAAGAAGTTGGACCACTCCGAGTTTGACACCTTCCGTGATTTCTATCGTGGTAACTGGAAGAAGTTCGTTGACTACAACATCGTTGACGTGGAACTTGTTGACCGACTGGAAGACAAGATGAGACTGATTGAGTTGGTCATTACTATGGCATATGACGCCAAGGTAAACTTTGTTGATCCCATGTATCAGGTGAGAATGTGGGACATTATCATCTACAATTACTTGAAGAAGAGAAATGTTGTTATTCCCCCTAAGGTTGCAAAAGATACTCGGCCTTTTGAAGGTGGATATGTAAAAGAACCTATACCGGGAGCTTATGATTGGGTAGTATCATTTGACTTGAACTCTCTGTATCCACACTTGATTATGCAGTACAATATCTCACCAGAAACTCTGGTGGATGAGAGACATCCATCAGCCACTATTGAGAAAATCCTCAATGAGGAAATCAACTTTGAAATGTATAGTGACTACTCTGTATGTCCCAATGGTGCTATGTTCAGGAAGGATGTTAAGGGTTTCATGCCTGAACTGATGGAGAAGATGTACGATGATCGAAAGGTGTTCAAAGGTAAGATGTTGGATGCTAAACAGAAGTTGGTTGATATCGAGGCTGAGATTAAGAAGAGAGGTATCAAATGAAAATCACACCACAAGACTTCATTGATATGAATGAGGAGTTTGAGAGGGAGGGAACTCCCATCAGGTTGATTGTTCCTACTCAGGAACAGATTGATAACTCCACTGGTATTAAACTACCAACAACATTTGAACCACAACCACCCATGGATTTTGATAATCCATGGCCACATGGAGGAACTAAGTAATGGGATACCTTATCGGAGGTGCAGGTGACGAAAAAGAACAAGAGATAGTTGTTTCTGATAGTGACTATAGTAAGCTTTCAGACACACAACTTCTCCGTTTGCGTGATCAAACTGAGAAAGATATAGCAAAGTATAATAACTTCCAGATGGCTAGAAAGATTGCTCTTAACTCCTGTTATGGTGCAATTGGTAACCAGTATTTCAGATATTTTAAAGTTGAAAACGCAGAAGCCATCACGCTTTCAGGTCAAACATCTATCCGTTGGATTGAGAATCGTGTAAATGGATACCTAAATAAACTCTTGTCAACCGAAGATACCGATTATGTTATCGCATCTGACACTGACTCCATCTATATTAACTTTGGACCTATTGTTAATAAATTTCTTAGTAATAAGTCTGGCGATAAAGCAGCAGTTGTGGGGTTACTTGACAAGATCTGCCAGGAGAAACTGGAACCTTTTATCGAACGTTCATATGAAGAACTGGCGACGTTCGTTAACGCGTACTCACAGAAAATGCAAATGAAGCGTGAGAACATCGCTGATCGTGGTATTTGGACTAAGAAAAAACGTTATATTCTTAATGTGTGGAATAGTGAAGGTGTTCAATACACTGAACCTAAACTCAAGATCATGGGTATTGAAGCTATAAAATCATCTACTCCTGCCCCATGTAGGACGATGATTAAGGACGCCCTGAAACTGATGATGAATGGGACTGAGGATGATGTGATTGACTACATCGAAGAGTGTAGAAAGAAGTTCAGGAAGATGCCGCCGGAGGATATCGCATTCCCCCGGTCAGTATCTGATGTGAACAAACATAAGTCTCACTCATCCATCTACGCGAAAGGGGCCCCCATCCATGTGAGAGGAGCTCTCCTATATAATCATTACATCAAAGAGAGGGGGTTGGATAATAAGTATTCAACTATCAACAATGGTGAAAAGATTAAATTCATTTATCTCAAGAAGGCTAACCCCATTCGAGAGAATGTAATCTCTTTCATCTCTGATTTTCCTAGGGAGATTGGGGTTGACAAGTACATCGATTACGAACTACAATTTAACAAAGCCTTTCTAGACCCACTCAAAGTCATCCTTGATGCTATTGGATGGAACGTAGAGAAAACAGTAAACCTTGAGTTATTTTTTGGATAATGGATTTCCTCAAAGACATTGTAAAAGAGATTGGTGATGAGTATACAAAACTTGCCAAAGACATAGAAGAAAATGAAGAGTATGTGGACACGGGTTCGTACATTTTTAACGGACTTGTATCAGGTAGTATTTTTGGGGGTGTATCTGCTAACAAGATTACTGCCATTGCTGGTGAGTCTTCTACTGGTAAGACTTTCTTCTCTCTCGCTGTTGTTAAAAACTTTCTGGATTCTAATCCTGACGGTTACTGTCTGTACTTTGACTCTGAAGCAGCAGTTAATAAGTCTCTTCTTGAGAGTCGTGGAATCGACCTGAGTCGTTTGGTTGTTGTCAATGTTGTCACCATTGAGGATTTCAGATCTAAGGCACTGAGGGCAGTAGACATCTATCTGAAAACCAAGACAGAAGATCGCAAACCATGTATGTTTGTGTTAGACTCCTTGGGTATGTTATCGACAGAGAAGGAGATTACCGATGCTCTGAACGATAAACAGGTTCGTGATATGACAAAATCACAACTGGTAAAAGGAGCATTCAGGATGCTCACCCTGAAGTTGGGACAGGCTAACATTCCAATGATTGTCACCAACCACATTTACTTTAAAATAGGAACAGCTTATGGGGATCCCGTCGAAATGGGTGGAGGCAGTGGCCTCAAGTATGCGTCGAGTACGATCATCCATCTCAGCAAAGCAAAAGAAAGAGATGGAACGGAAGTGGTCGGAAATATTATCAAAGCTAAGACTAACAAGTCGCGTTTGAGTAAAGAGAATAAACAGGTTGCTATCCGACTGTACTACGATGAACGTGGTCTTGACAGATACTATGGTCTATTGGAACTGGGAGAATTAGGTGGTCTTTGGAAAAACGTAGCAGGTAGATATGAGATTGATGGTAAGAAGGTTTATGCCAAAGCCATCCTCAAAGATCCTGAGACATATTTCACTCCAGAGGTGATGGAGAAACTAGACCAAATTGCAAAGAGAGAGTTCAGCTATGGAGAAAATTGAGTTTCTTGTTCTCAAGAACCTTTTACATAATGAAGACTATATGAGGAAGGTTATTCCCTTCCTCAAATCAGAATACTTTCAAGACAAAAATCAAAAAATTGTATTCGAAGAGATACTAGATTTTGTTAATGAGTATAACCAGACACCAACTAAAGAAATCCTCACCATTGAGGTGGAGAAGAGAAAAAATTTAAATGAAAATGATTTCAAGGAACTCTCACAACTGATTAATTTCCTTGATAGTGAACCTGTAGAGTTTGAATGGTTGATGTTTACCACTGAAAAGTGGTGTAAAGATCGTGCTGTATATCTTGCTCTTCTTGAGTCTATCAATATTGCAGATGGTGGTGATGACAAAAAAGGTCCTGATGCTATCCCTTCTATTCTTTCCGATGCACTTGCTGTTGGTTTTGATAATCATGTTGGTCATGACTATCTAACTGATTTTGAGTGGCGATATGAAATGTATCACCGCACAGAAAACCGTATTGAGTTTGACCTTGAGTTCTTCAATAAGATTACGAAAGGTGGTATTGTCAACAAGTCTTTGAATATTGCATTGGCAGGCACTGGTGTTGGTAAGTCATTGTTCATGTGTCACATGGCATCCGCTTGTCTTCTTCAAGGTAAAAATGTTTTGTATATTACAATGGAGATGGCAGAAGAGAAGATTGCAGAACGTATTGACGCTAACCTTCTCAACGTCCCCATTCAGGATATTACAGAACTCCCACAAGATGTGTTTTTTAGGAAGGTAAATAAGTTAGCACAAAAGACACAGGGTTCTCTTATCATCAAAGAGTATCCAACAGCATCAGCACATGTGGGACACTTTACAGCTCTTCTTAACGAACTTGCACTTAAGAAGTCATTTAAGCCTGATATTATTTTCATTGATTACCTTAATATTTGTTCTTCCCAACGGTATCGGGCGGGAAGCAATGTTAATTCATATACGGTTATCAAATCTATTGCTGAAGAACTTCGAGGCATGGCTGTCAAGGCCGATGTCCCTGTCGTTTCTGCCACCCAGACCACTCGTTCTGGTTTTGGTAGCAGCGACGTTGAGCTCACTGATACTTCTGAGTCCTTTGGTCTCCCTGCTACTGCTGATCTTATGTTTGCCCTTATTTCAACAGATGAGCTTGAATCACTGGGACAAATAATGGTCAAACAGTTGAAGAACCGTTACAATGATCCGACCATGAACAAACGATTCGTGATTGGTATTGACAGGGCGAAGATGCGTCTTTATGACTGTGAACAATCTGCTCAGGACGACATCCTTGACAATGGGACAGAACCCGAGTATGATAACGATGAGAAACCAAAGAAAACATTTGACGGGTTTAAGTTCTGATGAAACTTAGAAAATATGCATCCATTGAAAGAGATGGATACTTCCAGATTAGTGACAAGGATGGTAACCCTATTTGTCAGACACCATCAATCGGTGATGCAAAACTGATGTTGTCTTTAGGTGAAGGTCGGACACTCAGGAAAGTGTCTGTTATTCAACCAGAGACCGTAGATGTTTCCTATATTACAGAGGAACCAGACAAACAACTAGAACCACAAAACGTTTTACCCGAATCACAACAAGAACCTTTAGAACTATGACCGTCACTCCTAACCAAGAACAAGTTATCGATTACGATAAGTATCTTGATTTTGTTTATAAGACTACCTCTGCTCCCAGCACTGATTTCTATGTACTTAAAGAACGTATTGATGAACTTCAGCGAGAGGGTGCTGACGTGGCTCGTCTTGCTACTGCTGCGTTTGGCCTTAGTGCTGAGGCAGGTGAGTTCACAGAGATCGTTAAAAAGATCATCCTACAGGGTAAGCCTTACTCGGAAGAAAATATCTTTCACATGAAGCGTGAACTGGGTGACATCATGTGGTATATGGCTCAGGCTTGTATGGCCCTAGATACATCATTCGATGAAATTCTCAAGATGAACTATGAGAAACTGAGTGCTCGTTTCCCAGAAGGATATTTTGATGTCTATCGATCAGAAAACCGTGTAAAAGGAGACGTATGAACCTCACTGACAAAGAGCTTATTGATTTAAGGTGGGCATTGTTTCATTTCACTGCAAATAAACCTGGGTTCTTTGCAGATGAACAGATTCTTAGGATAAGAAAACTTATCTATAAGATTGATAAAGAGATAGATGACAGAAACAACTACGACACTAGTGGAAAATGAAACCAATTACAGTTGAAGATTACGAACAGGTATCTGATGAGTTCTTTGCCAAGTACCACTTTGTGGCAAAAGAACTTGGTGAGGGGTCTAAGTGTGAAGACATCCTCAAGGTCATGGAATCACTCACTGGTTTAGTGATGAAGAAACGATCTGAAGACAAGAGTGGACCAATGGGATTTAACAAGGAGACTGAAGATGAAACTGGAAGTGACTAAAGAAGTGGCCATTGATGTGGCTCAACTTCTCATTCGTGAACAGGCAATGTACACCACTGATGAGAGTATTGTTCCTGAACGTATCAAGAACATTCGATCCTTCATTGATGAGATTGCAGAAAAAGTAAAAGGAGATGATTAGTTTCATCTATAAATTCTTCAGTGTGGTGGTCATAAACTGCATCACACCGGAGAATTTTTGTTACTGCATTAGGATAGATCAGTGGTTGATACCTGATATTCAATACTATGCACCATACCTATGGGGAGAGAGACAAGCATACGATACAGAGAAAGATATAAATAACTAAAAAGT